TATATCAAGAAAGAGGGAGACAAATCCGAGATGGAAGAACTGCTATATAAATATTGCATGCAATTACCGCTAGCAGAAGAAGTAGAGGCAGAGATAAAAGAAACTTTGAATGGAACAGAAGATAACGATTAAAGTAAATTCTACCAATAAGTACTTGCAGCTTTGGAACGGTATTTTCAATCTTACTGATATGGAAATCAAAGTTCTATCTACTCTAGTAGACCTGCAGATAGAGACCGGGGAAAAGAATCTTTGCACATCTGACAATAAAAAGAAGGCTGCAAGGGCTCTAAATATCAGCGATTTTAATACCTTAAACAATTACGTTAAAAAGTTTAAGGATAAAGGAGCAATCCGCAAAGTAGGTAAGAACTACGTTTTAAATCAGCTGTTAAATGTCAAAACTACTGGAGTCAAAGTTAACATTCAAAGGGAGTCTTAGGCCTGTAATAACACAGTACCTTGTAGACGACGTATATGTTGGGATTGTACAAGATGGTTATGGAAACTTACTAGATGTAGAAATTATTGAATTAGAATATGAGCCAGGAGAACGATTTGCCGAGTATATGGCAGATGACTAAGAATTTTAGTAAAGAAGTTACTAAGTATGTAGCTGAGGGCATGCCTAATGTTACAGAAGAAGAATACAAACGCAGGTTAAACGTCTGTGCAAGCTGCGAGTTTTACTTAGCCGATAAGGCACGGTGCGGAGCTTGTGGATGTTTATTGGAACACAAAGCAAAATGGAAAACTTCTACCTGTCCCAAGAAAAAATGGGCACCGCAAATAGGTAAATATGGCAAAGTCGAAGAAAGCACTGATACAGGAACTAGCGAGTAAACATAACCTACCACTGAAGACTGTATCGGATATTGTGGAAGCTCAGTTTAAGTATGTGGCAAAAGTTATGAGTGATGGTAGCTTTGATACAATTAGACTTCCGTATTTTGGTAAGTTTTCTGTAAATGCTAATAGGTTAAAAAATGTAAACAAGAAAAATGGACTTACTGACGATAAAGGATAACGTTGCTATACCATCTCCGTACGTTTTAACTGTTGAGGAGTTTGCAAAGATAGTAAATAGAGACAAAACCAAATCAAAAGACCGGTCTACTAAAGAGCTTGCATACATTTACTTTTTCTGTGACCATGCATCACCGTTCTCTGTGTATGGGGAAAACGTAAGGGGTGATGAAGTAAAGCTTAGCGTGTTTGGAGAAACAAAGTGGGAACCAGACTCAGCTATACAGGCTGCATGTGAGAAATACAAAAAACTTAAGGAGACTTCCGCAGTGAGACTGCTTATTGCAGCTAAAGAATCTGTTGTCAAGCTTGAGAACTACTTCAAAGACATTGACCTTACTTTATCAGATGACAATGGCCGCCCAATATTTGCAGCTAAAGACTTAGTTGCAAATCTATCTAAGATGGGTGATGTTATCAATGGTATTAGCAAGCTTGAAGATCTTGTGAAGAAAGAAAAGCAAGTACAGTCTTCTAATCGTGGGGGTGTGGAAACAAATAAGTATAGCCATTAATGTTTAAGGATACCAATAGACTACGACCGGCAGCCTTGCACTTTATAGAGCATGGATATTACACTAACGCTCTTCCAGGAACAAAAGACTTCTATGAATTCTGGGATCAGGAGCAGCATAGATGCTTGTACGGTTATACTGTTGGGGAAGGCACCGATACAGAAATTATTATCACAGGCAATCACTATTTCTACCTAAACTATTGCCCAATTGACCGATCTATTGATGAGGAACTGCCTGACGGGACCATAATAGCAAAACGCGAGCGTACATTCCCTGCATTTTACGACGGTGACCACGAATACTTTACAGCTATAGATACTTGCCGGAAAACAAACAAGCACATGACTGTGCTAAAAGCAAGACGTAAAGGGTATTCTTACAAGGCTGCTGCTATGCTTGCTAGGAACTACTTCCACATACGCAATAGCAAGAATTACGTATTTGCCGGCCAAAAAGAATACTTGATTGGGGATGGGCTTCTGTCAAAGGCTTGGGAAATCTTATCTTTTGTTGATGATAACACAGCTTGGACTCAGCCAAGGCTAAAGGATCGAGAAATGAACAAAATGTCTGGCTACAAAAAGAACGTTAACGGTTCAGATGTAGAATTGGGCATGAAGTCTATGATTATGGGCGTATCGTTGAAAGATGCACCTGATAAAGTAAGGGGTAAGGCAGGTGAGCTTATTTTCTTTGAAGAGGCTGGTGCTTTTCCAGGATTGTTAAAAGCTTGGGAGGTTGCTATGCCTACAATGCGTCAGGGTAGTAAAACTCTTGGTACAATGGTAGCGTTTGGTACCGGTGGTACAGAAGGTGCTGACTTTGAGGGTATGGAAGAGCTGTTTTACAATCCTGCATCTTACGATTGCATGGATTTTGACAATATATGGGATGACGGGGCTGTAGGTACGCAATGTGGATACTTTGTGCCTATCTACAAAAACTTGGATGGGTTTATTGATGCCGATGGCAACTCTGACGAGAAAGCTGCCTTAGCTTTTGAAGCAGAAAACAGAAATAAGAAAAAAGGAACTAACGATCCTAAGGCATTTGACCAATACATAGCTGAGCATCCTAATAATCCTAGGGAAGCTACATTGCAGGTGTCTTCTAACCTCTTTGACATTGCATCTTTGCAGGAGCAGTACAACAGAGTTAAGGTAAACAACCTACAAAGTATAGGAACTGCCGGCAGACTTTATTATGCAAAAGGCAACACCATAGAATTTAAAATGGACGGGGATTTACGACCTATATCTAGGTTTCCACACAGGAAAGAAGACAATCTCTCTGGTGCAGTTGTAGTTTACGAAGGCCCGTACAAGAATCAAGAGGGGCAAGTGCCTCACAATTTGTATGTGCTCTGTCATGATCCCTATGGGCAGAATCAAAGTGCAGATGCTACATCTTTAGGGGCTGCCTATGTCATAAAAAGGACAAACAATATATCACAACCAGATGATATGATTGTAGCTAGCTATGTTGGGAGACCGCAAACCCAAGACGAGTATAACCGCAACTTGTTTATGCTGTCTGATTATTACAACGCTAAGATTGGGTTTGAGAATGACCGGGGTGCCGTAATACAGTACGCGAAGCAGCACAGGAAGCTCCACAGGTTACAAGAAGAGTTTGAAATGCTTGATAAAAAGGAGCTAAGATCTAGAACTGTAAAACGCCAATACGGTATGCACACTACAGAAGCTAGGAAAAGACAAGGTGAGATTTACATACGAGACTGGCTAAATTCTGTTAGGAGCAAGAGCGAAGACGGGACTGTAACACTTAACTTACACAAAATATACGATCTAGCTTTACTGCAGGAGCTGATTAAATTTAACTATAAGGGTAACTTTGACCGGGTAATGGCACTTATGATTGGGATGTACCATACGCGCGAGTTATACAATGCAGAAGTAAAGGAGATATTAGAAGACCGAGCAGTAGACGCTTGGTTTGATAATAACTACCATTAAAAAGTGCTATACCAATAAGGGCACTTACAAAATAATAGCAATGCATGCTGTAGAGCTGTAGAGCTAGTAACTTTGTTATTTATGTATCTAGGGGGAGAAAAAATACCGCAGCAAAGGCTGCCTTTATCGAAGAAAACAAAGGAATGGCGCGAAAAATGCGTTGAGGCCTATATTAACTTATCTCATAACGGATTGCACGATCACAAGAGTGATTTGAGCATACTGTACGATTACTATAACGGTATAATTGATGAGGATGACTATCGTTACGTTTTAAAACCTTACGGAAAAACTCGTAAGAACTTCCCCTCTAAAATGCGTAACTATCCTATTATTAAACCCATTGTGGATCTCCTACTAGGCGAAAAGTCTAAAAGACCTCTCAATTATACTGTTACAGTACAGAATGCAAATGCAATATCTGAGAAGGAGAACGCAAAGCAACAGCTTATCTACAAGAATTTGCAGATGCAGTTCTTAAAAGTAATGTCTGAGCAAAATCCTGAACTAGTAGATCCTAATCAGATTCCGGAAGAAATACCAATGCCAGAGCAGATTGCTGAGCAGTTTGAAAACAACTATGTAGACAATCGCGCAATAAAAGGCCAGTACGCAATGACGTACATTATGCAAGACCAAGAGGTTTACGATAAATTGCAGAAAGCTTGGTTCCATTTCTTAGTGGCCGGCGAGGTTTACACTCACAGGGGCGTAAGAAGTTCAGAACCTTTCTATGAAATACTCAACCCAATAGACGTAGACTACGATAAAGATCCAGACTTAGAATTTGTAGAAGATGGCGACTGGGCACTTGTACGTAAATATGTACATGCCTCTACAGTTATTGATCATTACTACGAGTCTTTAACTCCTGAGCAGGTTTTAGAATTAGAAGAGCCTCATCACCACGACATTGACGGCCACTTAATTTACAGGGCCCAAAACGAAGAAGGGAACTCTCACAGAAACCGACTAGTTGAGGTAGTTATTGTATATTGGAAATCTCGTAAACGTATTGGCTTCTTAGAGTACATGGATCCAGAAACTGGGGCTATGGAAGAGATGGAAGTGGAAGACGGATTTAGAATGCCTGCAGAAATGAAAGAAGCAGGAGCTAAGTTAAAGTACATGTGGGTAAATGAGGTATGGGAAGGTACCCGGATTGACGGGAGGTTCTACGTAAACATTAACCCACTCGCAAATCAGCGTATATCGCTTGACAATCCATCAAAATGTAAATTACCTATCAACGGTAGAAAATATTCAGACATAAACTCAAAGAATGTGTCTTTGGTTTCTATGGGTATTGCATACCAGTTGAATTACAACATTTACAAGTACCGATTAGAGTTGTCTATTGCGAGAAGTAAAGATATTATTGCACAGTTTGACATAAACATGATTCCTAAGAAATGGGACATGGATAAGTTTATGTACTACGTAGAAGGTACAGGTATTGCGTGGGTTGATTACAACAAGGAAGGTATACAGCTTTCTCCACAGCATCAGTCTGTATTGGATATGTCAATCAAGACTATTCAGCAGTACATTATGCTACTTGATTCTATTCTACAAGAATGGGAAAAGCTATCCGGTGTATCTAGACAGCGACAAGGTGAGATTGGGGCATACGAAGGTAAAGCATCTAGCCAACAAGCTATTTTACAGTCTTCACACATTACAGAAGACATGTTCCGCAAATTCTCTAGACTAGAGCAAAGAGATATGCAGGCATTGCTTGACTATTCTAAAGAAGCTTGGTTGACCGGCAAAAAAGGACAGTTTGTTATGCCGGACGGTACCACAGACTTTTTAGACATTGATTCGTTTGACCACTTAGAATCTGAGTACGGCATATTCGTATCTGACTCTGGTAAAGATCAACTCAAGCTAGATCAGATTAAAGGTTTGACTCAAGCTATGATGCAGAATGGTGCCAAGACATCTACTGTGGCTGAAATCCTAGATGCAGAAAGCTTCCCACAAATTAAAGAGAAGCTAAAAGCTGCTGAACGCGCACAAGAGCAATTAGAACAAGCTCAAGCTCAAGCTGAGCAACAAGCACAGCAGCAAGCTATGCAAATGGAGCAAGCTAAGATTGAGCAAGAGAGTTTAGAGAAAGAAAAGGATCGTCAGACAGATATAGAAATAGCATTGATTAATGCTGAAGCTAGACAAGACCCTGCATCTGAAAACTTTAACTTACAAAAGCTAATGCAAGATTTTGAAGTTAAGCAGAGAGAGCTTGACATCAAAGAGCAAGAGATTGCACGTAAGATGAGTGCAGACGACCAAAACGCAGAAATACAAAGAGAAGCCAATGCTAACCAACGAGAAGCGCAGAGAAATTCTAGAGACAGCTAGAGCAGTTGGCTATAAAGGCAGCGTTCTAGATTTGTATAATGCGGCAAGAGCCGGCCAAGATATTAGCCAGCTGTTGCAGCCTCAGAATATGGAAGTTGCGCAGACTCCGGAGCAGCAATCACAAGGTTTACGTCCACAGCATGCAGCTGGTAACACCAATGCTTCTATGGCATTCCCTAATGTGCCACCCAACACACCTTTTAACACAAAGGGTATGAAGGCTCCTATTAACATTAGCAAGTTTGACGAACAAGGGCACTTAGTACAATCGTTTAAAAATGTGCCACCAGGTATTGAGAGCTTACCTACGGGACCAGGCAAAGGCACAGTTATAGAAACGCCTGCGTACAAGAAAGGTGGGTACAGAGCTAAACACCAATTAGGAAGTTTTAAAGATAGATTATTTCCTCCAAAGGTTCAGCAAATGCATAACAATTTAGAACCTGCCCACTATGGCGGCATGCTAGATGAGGCAACTGTTACACCCTATACTTCATCAGAATATGCACTTCAAGAACGGATGGGGAATAAAGCTACAGGAGGAATAGAGCCTGTATATCCTGTATTTGATGCATTAACTGGACTTGGTGTTACTCGCGCAGGTGCTAAGCAATTAGCGTCAGGCATAGCGTCAAAAGCTAATACTGCATTATCAAAAGCTACTACCCCATCTCTTTACAGAAACATAGACAATGCCGTAAGCGGGTTTCAATTTACAGATGATATGGCAAGGCAGGCAGCTAAGCAACCGTTAGCACTACCAGAGCCTGCAACTTTTTATAGAGGCACTACTCCGGATAAGTTTGCAGATATTATGAATCCTGTTTCTACTGCAGGAGATAAATTTAGTAAGGCGGAAAATTTAAGATTTTTTAGCCCTGATAAAAGCATGGCACGTAGATACATGCAGGAAGCTGGAGATCAAGGAATAGGAGTGTCTACAAGGCTTAATATACAAAATCCTTTTAATCAAGGAACTAGTGCAAAAGTTTTAGATAACCAATACATACAAGGCTTAATGGATCAAGGGTACGATGCTGTATACACTCAAGGAGCAAAAGGTCCCGGACTAAGAAATGCGTATGAGGTAATTCCTTTAGATAAAAATGTAATACAAAATGCACAGCAGTTAAATAATTTTGAATCTGGTGGTTACAAAGCTAAATATCAATTTGGTGGACGAGAAGGAGATGCATTCCAAGAAGTAGATACTTATATAAAGCCAGGTCAAAGTACTAGACCTAACTGGGCACAAACTCCAGATGCAGTTACTAATTACACTTTTGGTAAAAACTTAGTAGATGACGAGTCTAGATTCTCATTAGGTCTGCAAGGTACTGATATACTAGATGAAATTAAATACCGTGCAGATTTGATAGGAAGTGGGGGTATAGGTATAGGAAATCGTAAAGGTAAAAGCTTTAGACCTGCAGGAGAAAACTTAAGAGCAGGTATTAGGGGGCAAGCTAGTTGGCAAGGTGTTCCAGGAAATGTTCTAGAGAATATGTTTCCTAGAAGCGGTGTAAATGTAAGAGGTAGCTTTGAAGGTGAGGCAGGGCTTGGGTATGCTAACGGTGCTATTAGCCCTTACATGAGCGTAACTCCACAAACTAATTTTTCTTTAAATGATAATCTATCTCTTGGTGTGGGATACGAAATGAGAGGTAGGTACGATAAAAACCGCAACAATCCTATATACGGCAGTACGGGCACAGGCACTGTAGCTCCTCTAAGTCAAAGAGATGCTTACTCAGGTATGGGTAGAGGTGCTGGTAGACTTTCTCTAAAGTATGATATGGGAGACGGAGATTTTATTGAAGGTTACTACTCAAAGCCTAATAGTCTTTATCAGGGCAGTATGTACCCAGTTCCTGGTGTAATTGCATTAGAAAATGAAGGGCCTAGGTTCGGTGTAAGACTTAAGAAAAGCTTCTAAGTGTTATACAGTAAAACATATACGAAAAAATAATCAAACCAAGTAAATCGGACTAATTTTAAATAATTTTGTAAAGATTAATTTTATAGACAATGAGTGACGCACAAGAAAAAATTGCACTAGACGACATATCTTTTGATGATATGTTAGACGGTGGCGTCGAGATGGATTCAGATACCAATGATGATGACATTATCGACACCCCTCCTGGAGCAGACGAACTAGATGATGATGCAAAATCAAAATCTAAAGAGCCTGCTGCAGATGATGATCAAGATGATGACGACGATGATGATGATCAAGA